TCAGGTAAAGCAGATCCGCGTGGCTAATGGCCAAGAATCAGTAGAGCTTCTTTCAGGGGCTAGATATGAGATAGTCTCGGCAACAAGAGATGGAAGCCGTGGTAAGACCGCGGATTTGCTATACATTGATGAATTACGTGAGATTGATGAAGAATCGTGGACAGCTGCTAAGCCGATTACCAGAGCAAGGCCAGATAGTCAAATATTCATGACTAGTAACGCAGGGGATGCCTATTCAAGCGTACTTAATGATTTACGTTCTAGGGCATTGTCATATCCACCGCCTAGCATGGGTTATTGGGAATACAGCGCGGATGATTTTGCCAAGATAACGGATAAGGATGCTTGGTATCAGGCTAACCCGGCATTGGGCTATTTAATTGATGAAGCAACAATTGAAGAAGCGATTGCTACATCTAGCGTTGAAGCAAGCAGAACCGAAACGCTTTGTCAATGGGTCAGCGCCCTGAAATCCCCTTGGCCTTATCGCGCATTTGAGGATTTGGGCTTTGCTGAGCTAAAACTAGAACCAGGCAGGCTGACTATATTTGGCATGGACATATCGGTAAACAAAAAGATGGCAAGCCTAGTCGCTGGGCAAATTATGGATGATGGCAAGGTTGGCGTAGGCGTAATAGCTCAGTTTGAAAGCCAAGTAGCCATAGATGAACTTAAAATGGCTATTGAAGTCAATGAATGGGCTAAGCAATACAAACCAAGGATGATTTGCTTTGATAAGTACGCCACCATGAGCGTTGCTGAACGATTAAGCCAATCAGGCCATAAGATTCAAGATATGTCTGGAACTGTGTTCTATCAGGCTTGCTCTGATCTATATGACAGCATAGTTAACGCTAGGATTGTGCATGGTGGGCAACAATCGCTAGTTGATAGCATGAATAACTGCGCGGCTAAGGAATCGGATGCCGGGTGGCGTATCGTGCGCCGTAAATCGGCTGGGGATGTGTCAGCTGCCATCTCATTAGCCATGGTCGTGCATCAATTGCTAAAGCCACAAAGCAAGCCACAAATCTATGCCTGAAATGATAAAAATGTCTGATTTGTGTGGTATCCTTAAACGATGGGTCTATTAGATCGTTTTCGCCCTGCAAAAATAGAGGCGCAACTTGCACCGCCGTTAATGACGGATTCTTTCAATTATTTTTTACCTTTAGCATTCAATGCAGTTGGTCGTGAAGAAGCTATTAGCGTACCTTCCGTTGCTAGGTGCAGAAACCTTATTGCCGGAACGATTGCAACATTTCCGCTTTGCTTATACAAAAAAAGCACAGGCGAGAAGTTAGGCAAGCCATTATGGCTAGAGCAACCAGCAGCAGCGCAACCAATATCTGTAACTTTATGCTGGACAGTAGATTCACTATTATTTTTTGGCGTTGCTTATTGGCGCGTAACTGAAACTTATTTTGATGATGGCAGGCCAGCACGATTTGAATGGATTGCACCTGGTCGCGTGTCATTTGATAGCGATCCTGTAACACAATACATAACACGTTATTACGTTGATGGCAAGCAATCTTGGCAGCATGGAAGTCGGCACGATCACAGCGCGCAACAGCCTATCTGACTAGCACTTTAGATTACGTGCCGACTAGTTTTAGTCCTAAAGACATGGGCTATGTTGACTTAATACAAAATATGTCAACGCAAGTAGCGCGTTTAATGAATGTGCCTGCATATTACATAAGTGCAGATATGAACAACAGCATGACCTATGCCAACGTGCAAGATGAACGCCGTCAGTTTGTTTCTTTATCACTAGCGCCATTTTTACACGCCATTGAAGGCAGACTAAGCATGAATGACATTACAGCATCAACTAACATTGTTAAGTTTGATGTTGAGGATGCTTTCTTGGCTGTTAATGCAATTGAACGCTTAACTGTGATTGAGAAAATGCTTTCACTTGGTTTAATCACAGTAGAACAAGCCATGGAAATGGAAAACCTATCACCGAATGGAAATGAAAATGCACCTAACATTTACTAGCGATTTAGAATGCTCAATTAGTGAGCGCACCATCTCTGGCAAAATTGTGCCGTTTGATGGTGAGATTGGGCAGACATCTGCTGGCAAAGTTGTATTTGAAAAAGGATCAATTGAGATTCCTGACAGCCCTAAGCCAAAGCTTTTGCTAGAGCATGATGCAAAGAAGCCAATTGGTCGCATGGTGTCTTACAGAGAAGATGAAGATGGCATGTATGCCACATTCAAGATTAGCAACACGACACGCGGAACAGATGCACTAATTGAAGCATCTGAGCAATTACGTAGCGGCCTATCAGTTGGCGTTGAAGTCATTGATGGCAAGCGCGAAAATGGCGTATATCGTGTACTAAAAAGCAAGATGGAAGAAACAAGTCTTGTTCAAGCTGCTGCGTTTAAAAGCGCGGAAGTTTTGAGCGTTGCTGCATCTGAAGATGATGCTGCAAAAGAAATAACAACCCAAAACGAAAGCGAGGCCGTTGTGGAAGACACAACAAACGCCGTAGCCGTTGCGCCTGAGGTTGAAGCCCCTGCGGTGGAAGCTTCGCGCCCAACAGTTACAGCACCAATTTATGCCAAGCCACGTTTAGAGTTTACCAAGGCTAAGTACCTTGAAAACACTCTACGTGCAAAGTTCCTTGGCGATGAAGATGCAGCGATGTATGTTCGCGCTGCCGATAACGAAACAACTACTGCGCCTGGCATGGTTCCAACACGTCAGCTAACAGAGGTTATTAACCCACTATCAAATGCAGACCGCCCTTACGTTGATGCAATTTCAAGAGGCACACTACCTGATGCAGGTATGACATTTGAGATTCCAAAAATTACAGCAGTACCAATTGTTGATCAAATTGATGAGAATCAGGCAATTGCAGATTCACAATTAACCGCTTCATATCTCAGCGTATCTGTCAAGCCTTTCAAAGGTCGCGCAATTACTACTGTTGAGCTTATTGATCGTTCAAGCCCTGTTTTCTTTGATGAACTTGTACGTCAAATGGAGTTTGCTTATGCAAAAGAAACTGATGGCTTTGTCCAACAGGGTCTTGCATCAGGTGGCGTTCTAAACGCAACTCCAACAACTGAAGACAAAGACGGATTGCTTACTTTCATCTCAACAGCAGCAGCAGCAATCTATAAGGGAACACTAGGCTTTGCACGTAATCTTGTAGTATCCCCAGAACAATGGGCAAAGATTATGTCTTACAATGATGGTGGCCGCCCAATTTATATTGCAGCTAACCCACAGAATGCTGGTGGAGCAATTTCACCAGATTCAGTACGTGGAACAGTTGCAGGTCTAAGCCTTTACGTAGACCGCTTAGCCACCGGAACTGGTGGTACTGGTCTAGGTGATTATTCAATGGTTGCAATCAACCCAGATTCATATCAATGGTTTGAATCACCACGCTTCCAGCTACGTACCAATGTAAACAGCGATGGCACAATTGACTTGCTGTACTACGGATATGGTGCATTAGCTACCAAGGTTGGCGCTGGTGCAAACTGGTTCAACAAGTCCTGATCTAACTAACTAGATCGTAGAGTTACCCCGGCGCACAGCCCTTGCGCCGGGGCTAACATTAGAAAGGAAAGACAATGCCTGCAACATACGTAACTGAAGCGGAACTGCGCTCTGCGCTTGGCATTGGTGCTTTATACAGCTCAGCAGTAGTGGAAGAATGCTGCCAAGCTGCTGAAGATATTGTAAAAAGTAAGTTATGGTTTAACACGCAATCTGTTTACGCATTGGAAGCCACAGGTACAACAGGGCGCATTTATATTTATGAAAACGTAGATCAATTTTTAGTTGGAGATACAATAACTGTTGAAAATGTACGTCAACATTTCAATGGCTCACAAACAATTACTGCCGTGGGTAAAACTTGGCTAGAGTTTGTTAAAGCGCAGATTACGACACGCGAATACCATACAATTGCACCTTGGGGTCGTGTTTATGGCACACAATCAATAGACTACGCAACTTTAGCTGAAGTCAACCTAGCATCTCTAATGATTGCTGTGGACATTTGGCAGGCTCGTCAAGCTTCAAACGCTGGT